ACAATTATTTGGAGCTTTTAATTCTGCTTTTTATAAAAATCGTCTTAGTTATTTTTCAGCTGTGGGAATTGATCCAGCTTCAATTGAATGGAGTGTTTTATTAAATAAAATGGAAACTAATTCAACAATTGGATTTGGAGGTGATTTTAGTGGTTGGGATGGTAATTTGTCACCACAATTTATGATGGGAGTTTGTGAAATTATTAATAATTGGTATGATGATGAGGAGGAAAATAAAACTGCTCGGCGAGTATTATTTGATGAAATGATTCATACTCCTCAATGTGCTGGTAATGAAGTCTATTTTACACATATTGGTAATCCTTCTGGTAATCCTCTTACAGTTATTATTAATACAATGGTTCATAAAATGGATTTTCTTTATGCTTATTTTAAAAGAGTTCCGTCGGATTTGAATTCTCTTAAGAAGTTTTCAGAAAATATTGTTTTATTTATTTATGGAGATGATGGAATTTGTTCAATTAAGAAAAGTATGCTTCCTTATTTTAATCCACAAATATTATTTGAAGAAATGAAACTTTTAAACTTAGATTATACTAATTCTAAGAAGGATGGACCTGCTTGTATTGAACCAGTGCGAAATTTAACATTTCTTAAGAGAGGATTTCGAGAGGATGATTGTGGAAGGATTCATGCTATTATGGATATTCAAACAATAACAGAATTGACGAATTGGACTCGTGAATGTGCTGATTTAACAATTGAACAAGCTTCCATTGATAATTTAAATGATTCACTTTCATTTATGTATTCTTATGGTAAAGATATGTTTGAAAAACATCGTAATAAAATAAAGGAAAAATTACCATTGCAATTTCATCAAGAATTGAATGATTATGCATATTATCATAAGAATTTTCTTTCCAAATATGAAAGTGGACGTTATTTGCCAGCATTGGCTCAAGGAAGTGTTGATCCTGGGATGATTACAGATTCAAATACTCCTATTACAACCAATATTAATGAGCCTTTTAAAACAAGTGATAATACAAAGGGTATAGTTATTGAAGCTCAAAGGGCAATAGAAGTAAGTGGTCCGACACAGGAACCAATGTCTGGAAGTGGACGTTTAACTAGATCTTGTATGCCAGATCCAAAATGGTCATTACCTGATACTGTTCATCGTAGAGTGTGGGTTAATACTTATCAATGGACTACTGCTAGAGCTATGGGAGATGTAATTTGTCAATTTAAATTACCTCAAGATATAATTGTTAATTATTTGCAGTCTATGGCATTTGAACGTTTTGTTTTTTGGAAGGGATCTATTAATTTGGATTTCGAATTAACAGGTATGAAGATGCATTTAGGTCGGTTAAAAGCTTATTGTGTTCCTTTTACAGATACCTCTATTGTTAATCCATATTGGCATACAAGTAATCCACAAAGTTACTATGGTTTGAATCCAATTTCATTGGATCCAACTACTAGTACTAAGGGACGTTTAGTTGTACCTTATTATAATCCAAAATCATATATATCAATTAATGGTCCAGCTTTTGATGCTAATATTGATTTTATTGGATCAGCATATGTATCTGTTTTGGTGCCTTTGGGAGCAGCAACGGGGTCTCCAACTTCAATTAGTTTAGTAGTCTGGGCATCTTTTGGAGAAGATTCAGAATTTTATGTACCTCTCAATTCGTCAGCAGTGGGAACAGTTTATAATCAAGAACATGGTAAGCAATTGCTTAGGAATGCTAAATTGATGCCTGCACGAGCAGAAGGTGGTACTGTTTCGACCACGAATAATGTAACAGCATATGGTAATATGGATGGGACATGTATACCGCAACGTATGACTAACGATGACTTTCAGGGAGCAGCTTCTGGTAATCAAGTTTCTGTTCCTGCCTATGATAGAGCAGCACGATCTATA